CGGCTCCTACTCCCACTCCACCAAGATCCAGAGCTTCTTATTACACCCAAACAGAATGGAGTTACGAAACACCTTTAGAACCAGTTCCATATCCCAAGCGGTTACACGAAAGAGTAATCGAGATTAACGGAATGAAATTTCAAGCAAGATCTGACACTAGTTACAAAATAAATTATTACGCAATTGTTGATAGAGTACTTGCAGCGAACCAACTCACGGCTGCTGAGAAAAAAAAGAACCCCGGTGAAAATGAAATCAACATTTTTAGAAATGTAATTCAGCAAGACTTATGGTTTTTAGTTTATTTTGTAATGAAAAACCCTTTAGCCAATCATCCATTTATAGTTCAAGCGTGTAGAGAGATTGAGGATGAGCAGGGCGACACATTACAAGTTTGGGCAAGAGATCACTTAAAAGCAGTCGACTTAAACGAACCTGTTCCTACTCCGAGTGGATGGACAGCTCATGGAGATTTAAAAGCTGGGGACATAGTTTACGGACCAGACGGCAAAGAATGTTCAGTTCTTGGAGTGAGTGAAGTTTTCACAGAGGGTGATTGTTACAGGGTTACTTTTACAGACTCAACATCAGTAATTGTTAATGGAGACCATTTATGGACAGTGGAGAAGAAATCGAGGAAGAGAATTTCAGGCACTAAGAATGGGCGAGTTTGTAGGGAAGCTATTACATTATCAACTAAGAAGTTAAGTGAATACGATCATGAGTCTGATAATAGATTTTCACTCCCTGCAACAAAGCCACTTGAGTGTAATTCCGGTTCTTCCTTGCCCATTTCTCCATATGTTCTTGGGGCATGGCTAGGAGATGGAACTTCAGAGAATGGGTCAATGACTTGTGGGGACATAGAGATTTGGGACGAGGTAAGGAAAGAGGGTTTTGAGATTAGTGAGGGCAGACCGAGTTATCCGATAACTAGAACAATTTACGGTTTGCAGAAAAAACTTAGGACATTAGGGCTATTAAAGAACAAACACATTCCATCTGAATATTTACGAGCATCAATTCCTGATAGGTTGGCGTTGCTTCAGGGGTTAATGGACACTGACGGAACCTGTAATTCAAGACACACAGCAAGTTTTGCAAATAAGAATAGAGTCCTTGCTAATGGTGTTTACGAGATTTGTGCATCTCTTGGTTTAAATCCAAAGTTTTATGAATATCATCTTTCGCATGGCGACACTTTTTTTATAGCATTTCAGGGGTATCAAGGACTTCCAGTTTTTAGGCTTCAGAGAAAATTAAATAATTGTGCAAAGGGTGTAAGGAAAAACAATCGCAAATTTATATTATCAGTTGATTTGTGCCCAACGATTCCTACTTCTTGTATAAAAGTTGATAGAGAGGATGGATTATATTTGATTGGGCGTTCCATGATTCCGACTCATAATACTACAATTATTTCAACTGGACGCCAAGTTCAGAAAGTATTAAACGATCCAGAGCGTCGCATAGGAATTTTTTCAGCCACACGTCCTTTGGCAATTAAAATCCAAGGATTGATTAAAGAATTATTCCAATCAGATTTTTTAAAAGCATGTTTTCCTGATATATTATATGACAATCCGCAGAAGGATGCACCGAAATGGAGTGAATCTCCCGAAGGGGGGTTGGTAGTAAAGCGCAAAGGTTTTTACAAAGAGCCAACAATTTCTAGTTGGGGATTAGTTGAAGGTATGCCGACAGGTTTTCACTTAACTGACATTGTGTGTGATGATATTGTTACAGTTGATCAGCAGACTCCTGAGATAATGAAAAAAGTTTGTGATAATTTTGATATGCTTGCAAACATTGGAACAAGGGACTGTCAAATGACAGTTGTTGGAACATATTACAGGCATGATGATCCGTTGACTTACATTGCTGGAAAGATTGATCCAGTAACTAACCTGCCAATCTTTAAGGTCAACAAGAAAGCTGCAACGCAGGACGGGACTTTAAATGGGAAGGCTGTATTTCTTCCAGAAAGAACTCTTGCCAAGCGAAGGTCTGGGCAGTTGTATATTTTTTATTGTCAGCAATTATTAGATCCAACTCCAAGGGGTCAGGAGAAATTAAATAGAGATAATCTTATTACCATTAAGCGGAATCAATTACCTGAGAATTTATACAAGTTTATGTTAATAGATGGAGCAGGAGATGTTGGCAGGCGTCAAGATAGAAAAGCTGATGCCTGGGCGTTTGCAGTAGTTGGAATTGAGCCTGTTCGGGATAATGACGGAAGTAACAGAATATTTATACTTGACATGGTAATTGAGCCAATGGATTTGATCACGGCTCAAAGTGAAATTGTTGACATGTATTTACGAAATGGCAGAATTTTAAAGCTCTGCATAGAAAAAGTTGGAATGAGTTCAACAGAAATTCACATCGTTAATGCTCTTAAGGCAAAAAAGCGGTTCTTAAGTGTGGAGCAGGGGAACTTACATATTTTACGCCCTGGCGGTAGAAGTAAGCAGTCGCGCATAGAAAACAACTTGTCATGGCCGTTAAAAAACGGCAAAATACACGTGCTTGAGACAGTTCCGATAGCTTACAAGGAAAGACTTTGTTTAGAGATGGAAAAATTCCCAATGTGGAATGATGATGGGCTTGATATGCTTAGTTACGTTTATGATGTGGCGAAAGAATATCGGTTTGGGTCAAGCAATTACGCAAGGACAGATGAGACAAAAAAAGTTGACGGATGGGACGAAGCTTTTGCAAAAGCGAAGCAATCAGTTGGTGGGGAATTGAGTTGGGTGGAAGTTTGACAATAGCCAAGGCTCGACCTGGCGTGGAAGTTTAGCAGGGCAATAAACATATGCAAATATTAAAAGTAACAGATTACGACAGCAAGCGCCAAAGGCATATAGTTTATTTAAATGCTGAGACTGAGACTGGAAAAATGAGTGCTGCCAAAGATGGGCACGTGCAAGAAATTTATTACGACCCACCAAGAGAACCAAGACCTCCTGCTCCTGCAATTCCGCCACAAATAGATCCGATGACAGGAGCTGTCGCCATTATACAAAACCCAGAAACTGGCGAGATGATGCCAGATCCTGGAACGCCAGAAGATCCAGGCGACCCTGGAAAAGAAAAGGGCGAGTGGATAGTAGCTCCCGGGGGAGAGGATGGGCATGAGCATACAATTTTTGATTACAGAGCAAAAGCAAAAAAGGTAAAAGAATCGAGCAAGGATATACTAGATGAGTGCATGTCATTATGGAAAGAGGGCTTAGAGCTTACAAGAGAGTCAAGAAAACTTGGGGTTGAGTCAGAAGGAATGTATAAGGGTGATGCACAGTGGGACCCAGAGGTCAAGAAAAAACTTGCAGGGCTTGATAGAGCAGCGCTTACGATTAATGAAATAGCTCCGGCTATTGATACACTGATTGGTTATCAGATGGAGCAAAGAACTGACATTCGATTTTTACCGCAGGAGAATGGCGATCAGCGAGTTGCTGATATGTTAAATATTGTAACAAAGAAGGTCTTAGATCAGTGTTATTTTCCAAGGGAAGAGACAAAAATATTTAAAGATGCGTGTGTTCCTGGCATGGGAAACTTTCATGTTTACATGGATTTTAATGAGAGCATTCAAGGGAATATCAAGGTTGAGAGATTTCCCTGGGAGGACATTGTTTATGGTCCTCACGAGAAAGAGGATTTATCAGATTGCGAGTTTGAGGTTCGGTCAAGAATGTATTCCTTGGCAAAAGTTACTCAGATGTTTCCAAAGAAGGCTAAAGAGATTGAGAAAAGTTTCCGTGATTACAAAAGTTTTCAACCTGATTTAGGGAGTAGAAAAACTGGAACGCATGGGGATTATCGACCGAATGGTTCTACAGAGTCTGAGAATTTACCTTACACAGTGGATGGAACTTTTCCGTTAGTGGATGTTCAGAAAAAGCAATTTCGAGTAGCGCAAATTTCAAGAAAAACCTATCAGCAAGTAAGTGTGTTGTTTAATCAAGAGGATAATTTCTTTTTTACAGCGTATGATTGGGACGATGCTGATATTATGGCAGCAGCTTCTATCGAGGGGATGCAAACAATTAGTCAGTTAAAAACAAGAATGCGAATTACAAGAATTTGCGCGAATGTTATTCTATCTGACGAGAATCCAGCAGAATTACCGATGCATGATTTTTATACTGTTCCTGTTTATGGCTATCGACAAAATGGCGAGTATTGGGGAAAGGTGCAAATTGCAAAAGACCCACAAAGAGAATTAAACAAACGCAGAAGTCAGATGATGGATATTATGAATCGTTTGGGGGCGAGTGTTTATTATGTAGATCCTGAAACTTTTGTTGATAAGAATGAATTAGAAAAATTTAAAAAGAATAGAAGTAAGCCAGGAAGCGTATTCCATGTAAATGATTTAGGGAGAACTCCGCAGTTAGAACAGGGGGCTGATATTCCAGCGTCACTCATGAATATCATGCAAATGGACCAGCAAAATTTACAAAGATTGATGAACGTTATTACAGAACAGGGTGGGGCAAACGAGTCTGGAATGATGTTCATGGAAAAAAAGAAGAGCAGATTAGTCGGTAATCAAATATTGTTTGACAATTTAGCGTTTGCAAAACAGAAATTAGGCAAAATAATTGTGGCTCTTATTAAGGAGTATTATCCAGCAGAAAGATTAGAAAGATTACTTAATGCTCAGTATTCTAGGTCAAAATTCCAAGTTGCAGGTGAGGACTATGGCAAATTCTCATCTGAAGAGATAGTAGAGTTACTAGAATGTGCAGATTTGATGGAATATGATGTAATTGTTACAGAATCATCATTCGCTCCGAGTACACGGCTTGGAATTGCTCAAATGCTGTTTGATGGAATCTCAAAAGGTATGGATATTCCTCTTGACTTACCGATTGAGTTTATTGATGCACCGGCTGAGATTAAAACTAAGATTATGGAAAGAATGCAAGCTCAAAGCGATCAGATGTCTCAACAAGCCACTGAGACTAGCAATACCGAGATTAAGAAAACAGCAATTGCAAGTGGTGGTTACACAATATCGCCAGAGGAAGCACAAAGAATGGGGCTTATCCCGACAAGCGAAAATAATAGCTTGCCAAATGCCCAAAATGTGCAAGATAATGATGCTAATAATAGTTCCCAGGCTACCGAGTATGCTAACAATCTTGCAAGCTCACTCGCTGGGTAATTAGAGGAAGATAAAATATGTCAGATGGTTTTGAAGGAAAGGAAGAAGTAGAAGAACAGAACGAGGTTGGAGACGAGTCAAATGAGTCAAACGAACCAGCCGAAATTCCAGTTACGGAAGCAAGTGTTGAAGATCTGGACGCTGCTCTTGAAGAAGCGCAGAAGACAGAGGCTGAAACACCGATTGAAACAGAACCAGAAGCACAGAAAGAAAATCCTCAGTCAGATATAACAACACAACCGAAGGTTGTCGCACCTGTCGGGGCTAACCCTTCTACTCCAAATAAGGTTTATACCGAAGAAGAAGTACAAGGACTACTAGCTGAAAAAGAGCGATTAAAACAAGAGAAGAGTCAAAAGGAACTCTTTATACAACATCGAGGAAATGAATTAGGGCAATTGCGAGCACAGCTTGCTCAGACAAAATCTGAGTTAATGAATGCGAGGAAA